ATTTTCTTGTCGCACCAAGGGAGCGGAGTTTCAGTGAGGGGAACTCGACACCCTCTTTAGCCATCTTGATTGCTTTCGACCTTATGCGATCAGCCCAGTTACTCACCACCTTCGCCACGGCAAACAGGTGTTCAACTGTTTCAGGATCGTCTGGGTCTGAGATATCCCCTTTGGGAAGTGCATCATCTGCTACACGGGAGGCAACCTCAATCGCCAGCCCACCTAATGCGGGGCAGTGGTCTTCGTGCTTACAGAATCGGCAGTTAACCGTGGGGCATAAGTCATCCATCTCTGGCTGACCGTCTTCCCACTGGGGTCGAATCTCTTCACCCCGCTTAATTACTTTTGATAACTTTTCGATAAGGTCGGGTAGCTCTTCTCTTGTGAACACACCCATCAAGGTTTGGTTTCGGACGGGGATGAAGAACACAAAGTGGATTGAGTTCACTTCGGGGTGTGCTTGGAAAGCACCCACTGTGTAGGCTATCGCCTGCCAGTTATCGCGTGGCTCGTCTATTACACTGATGCCCGTCTTGTAGTCGATGAGAACCGCACTCTCTCCCAATGCGACAAACTTGTCGCAAGTCCCCCATGTTGATGTCCCATCCAATTCAACTTCAAGCTGGATTTCACAGTGTTCTGTAAAGTCCGCACCCTTTGTGAATGTCTCCAGAAAAGCAGACTCCTCAGACACAATGGCTTCGTAAATGCCCACCTCTTCTTCGTCGTGAAGTGCCGATGGGTCGAGAACTTCAAGGGCTTCGTGAATCCGCGTTCCCTTTTCAGCGGCGGCACTTGTTCCCTCCCTGCCCTCATATCCCGCGCATCCTGCGACATACTTTAGGCTTGATGGGCTGAACTCTGCGTGGTCTCTGTCTCCGTGGTCTGGTGTTTTATTACTCATTTAATTGGGTGGGGTTCAGGTGTTCAATGGATAGGAAATAACTAAACCCATCGTCCGTAACTCTCTTACGACTCTATTCCTGAACCCCAAAGTTTTATACTTCAAGTAGTTGCTTCATGTTTTCAAGTTTCCTGTTGATTGCGTTCATCACGTTCTCTTCAACAGTCCCGCTGGCTACTAGCACCTTTTGTAGAGCGTCTGATTTAGCTCCGTTGCGGTGAATGCGCCCAAGCGTCTGTGTGTATTCTTTCGCGGAGTAGGACGGACATATAAGACTTACCCGTGGGCGGTTGCCAATGGTGTCGTGTAACGACAGCCCTGTGCCTCCAGCAGATATATTAGCCACTACCATGTGCGTTTTGTCTGCTTGGAAATCATCAATAACCTTTTGTCTAGCCTCAACAGATTGACCACCTTCGATACGGTCACATCCCAACTTGTCGCAGAGTGTGTCTACCGTGTCTCTGAAGTTAACAAATATAACCACGGAGTTCTTCTGCACCAAGTCCTGAGCCATGTCCACAATGTCTGGGCATTTAAGAGCCTCCGTGAGTTGGCGTGCGCGGAGCAGATTAACGAGTGTATGCTCACTGTCAGACACTGTTCCATCTTCGATAAACCTCTCCACAATTTCTGGAGTTATATCAAGGGAGCGATAAGCCCTCTTAATCGCCGCCGCTTCGGAAAACTCTACAGCCTCCACAAATACCCTGTTGTTTCGGAAGCTATCGGGAAAGTCTGAGACACGCAACTTGTGACCAGTCACCCCATAAATTGCTTTTTTAATAAGTTCAAGTTTCGACCTACTGATTAGTTGCCACTTGTTCCACTGGTCTTGAGCGCACCCGTTTGCTTTCATCCACCCATACCAGTTTCGCAAAGCCCCCTCGCTTTTGTTAAGTCCATGCAGTCCTAACATATATCCCAACGCCCTCATTTCGGTGGGGTCTTCAGCCGCTGTAGCAGACATCCCGTGAACACGGTAGCCCTGCTGGACGAGGCTAATTACCAGTTGCGCGTTCTGCGTATACGCCCCCTTGCATTTGTGAATCTCATCTACCAGAACCAGCGTGTCTTCGGGGAGGTTCCATGTCATTATCTTCTTACCCCGTTTACCCAGAAACTCAGTTCTACCCGTCCTTATCTTCTCGTAATTCAGGACGAACAGTGGGGTAACTCCAGCCTCCTCCAACTCCCGCTCCCATGTTGGGATGACTGCCTTTGGGCATATCACGGCTACTGGACGGTTTAGCTGATCCGCTATAAAAGCCGCGACTACAGTCTTACCCGTCCCAACACTTGAGGTATCGACAGTGTTGATTCCGCTCATCAGGGCGGTAAGGAAGAAGTCGGCGGCTTCGACTTGTTTCGGGAACAGTGTTTTCATCGCCCCCATTAGACACCACACCACGGGGTGTGTCTAGAAAATAATTGAACTATTTGTCTCCACGCACATAGTGCGCGATCAAAAAAGCGTCAATCATACCATCGTGTGGTTTGGTTGCTCTCTTACTTTTTCTCCAGCACTCGTCAGGCGCAAGATCGACGGCGGCTCTCAGTGCGGCTTTTTTAGTTTCCCCTTTTGCCACACGCCCCAGCATTTTTTTCTGCCAGTTGTGGACAGATACACAGCAGTAATCCCACTCCCGGCTTTCTGCCAACCCCAATAACTTACCAAACGAAATACCCATTGAACGTACAGCTTGTGAGGATCGGGCATGGTGGAGGGGTTCTTCTACCGCGAACAGGAATGGCGACTCCAGCGACATCACCCACTCATACACTCTGCGGATGTCTATCTCCGAACGCCTCATGCGCTGTTTAGTTGGCATTGCTGTTTTCGATATAACAGCACCAGTGTGTTTTGAGATCGCAACCAACCCACCAGTCAGTCCGTTATCGACACCGATTATCATAAACTATCAATAGCACTAGCCACAACCAGAAGACCTTCTCCTTCTGTCGGTAGAAATACGTCTATGTTTTTACCTAACATTTGTAAAAAGAATATTTCTTTTGCGGTATTGGGGATTACTAAATAAAAATCCCCCTCTTTTTTATCCACCCGAAACCTAAAATCTAGTGGGGGTAACTCTTCTCTGATCAGAACTCTTGGGGAATGCACCAACAGTCTATCCCTAAACAGCTTCAAAGGTTCTCGTCGTCTAGAAAACATGGTGTTGCATTGTCAAAGTCGTTTTGCAGATACTCAAACTCGTAACGCTCGTGAGCCTGCCGCTGGGTGAGCTTAAACTCTTTTTCTAAAATGGAGATAGTAATCCGCTTGGAGTAGCAGGCGATAGGGGGTCTCCCGTATTGCTCAACGGTTCCGATGAACGCATCTTCTAATCCTGAATATAGGAGTAGGACGCTATCCGCATCCTCCGCTGTATCAGGCGTTTTCTCCGTCTTCTTTTTCTGGTTCGACATCAATTATCTTATTTGGTTTAACCTGTATCGAACCCTTACCTTTGTCGGCTCTGGCGTTGTTTAAGATGCTGATGTCTATCTGCATCTTGCCTGCACCCCCACCGGACTTCGCGTTCAGTCCCATGTTGCGTCTTATTAGTTGATCCAGTTCCGATAGCTCTCTGACACTCTTCGGGCCTCTCAAGTTTTTCATGGAGTCCCGCAGTAGCTTGATCCCTGCCGCCGCTATGTATGACTGATACTTCTCGGCTGGCGAGGACTGCGACTCTGCAATTTCCATCAGGCTTTTGTCCTCTGCCAGTCGTGCCTCATGTTTGGCAATGCTTATGGCTTCGTCTGTTTTGTCCTCAAGATTCTCGTCCAGTGCTGTTTTTAGGGGGTCTGGGTCTGGGGTATTGTCCTCTTCTTTTTTCTTTGGGTTGCTACCATACGAATCATTCTTTGGCTCTATGCCTTCTTTGCGGAGCCATCTACGAAGCGTTGATGTGTGGATACCCAGTTCTTCCGCGATCCTGACCAGCTTGTAGTCTTGGTTATACATTTCCAGCGCACGCTGAAGCCGCTCGGATTTATTCGACTTATTAGACAAAGCACTTAAACTATACTGTTTTTATAATAACTAATCAAGTTGAATGAGTAAGTCACTTCATGTTTATGAGCCACGCATTGATCCGAAGACAAAGAAGATGGATGTTGGTGGTTTATTAATCCCGCCGACGAACACAATCACTGCCCTTCTTTACGGTCTTGCCAACCACGATGCGAACAGGGCTAAGGAGTATTACTTTTGGCGTTTGTGTGACGAGTTGTTTAACCACGATGATTTACCAGAGCCACTGATGGTTAAGCACCCGTGGGCTGAAGAGATGATCCGCGCCGTCATTCGTAACAAGTATGTTGCTATTGGTGGTGCGGCGAACAGTGGCAAATCCCACACAATGGCGGCGTGGGGGATATTGAATTGGCTGGCGGCTCCCCGTGACACGCTGGTTCTCCTCACATCAACCACGTTGCGGGAAGCCCGGAAAAGGATATGGGGTTCCGTGGTGTCCTTGCTGATGGTTATTGAGGGTGCGCCTATCCGAATCCGCGACAGTATCGGTAATGCGGCTTATGAAACAGAGGCGGGAAACCTGATTGAGCGGGCTGGGCTGTCCCTGATCGCCGCAGAGAAATCCAAAACAAAAGAGGCCATCGGTAAGTTCATCGGTCTCAAGCAAAAGCGTCTTATCCTTATAGCGGACGAGCTTTCGGAGGTGTCTCCCGCCATCATTCAGGCATCCCTGTCAAATCTTTCTAAGAACGAGCGGTTTGAATTGGTTGGGCTATCCAACCCCAACAGCCGATTTGATGCGTTTGGTGAGTGGGCGACCCCTGATGGGGGCTGGGAGGCTGTGGACACAAACACCGCGTATGGGTGGAAGACCAAATGGGGCGGGGAGTATGTCCGCTTTGATGGGGAGCGAAGTCCTAATGTGATTGCTGAAGAAACCATTTACCCGTGGTTGCCTACGCTAGAAAAACTTAACGAGGACAAAGCCCTGCTGGGGCAAGAGTCCCGTGGGTATATGCGAATGGTTCGTGCGGTCTTCTTCGACGGGGGTGAGGAGGAGACTATCTACAACGAATCCGAACTGACCCGCAGTGGGGCTATGACAAATGTCGATTGGGAGGGCAAACCCACCCCGATTGCTGGACTTGACCCCGCATTCACAAACTCCGGGGACAGGTGCATCCTTTACACGGGGCTTGTTGGCTATGACAAGACTGGTCAGTTTGTTGTTGAACTGGGTGAGGCTCTTCAGTTGAACGATGATGCCACCAACAAAGCCGTCCCCCGCACTTACCAGATCGTCCGGCAGGTGAAGGAGGCTTGTCAAAAACGCCTTCTCTTTCTTT